ACAGGTCAAAAAAATCGCATTAGATTCCATTGGGATACTCTAGCAGATCTCACAGCCGAAGTATCTCCTGTAGATTATCACGGTATGGTAGCCCATGTGCATGATACAGGAAAACTATACTATGCTCATGCTGGAGCCTGGGTACCTGTAGCTTCAGAAAGCAGTTTGCCTAACACATTCAGCACCATTGCAATAGCTGGTCAGACATCAGTGATTGCAGATACAACTGCAGATACTCTTACACTTGTGGCTGGCACAGGTATCACACTGACTACTAATGATGGAACAGATACTATAACCATCACAGGCACAGCCAGCACAGGTAACATAACTTTTGCGGCCAACACCATAGACAGCGCAGATAGCACAGCTATCACAGTGACTCCCGCAGTAAATTTTGAATCAGATGTTGTAGTAGGTAATGAAATTGTATTCGCAGACGGTTCAAGACAGAGCACTTCTGCTGTTGGTGTACCAGGACCACAAGGTGAACAAGGTCCACCTGGGGCTTCAGGAGCAGGTACTGGAGATGTTCTTAGCAGCGGCGGCGGGTATATCAATAACGCTATCGTACGCTATGACGGTACCACAGGTACTATTATTCAAAACAGTTCTGCAACCATATCAGATGCTGGATTACTCACAGCTACAAACTTCAGCGGCGGCGGCGCAGCACTTACTGCGTTAAATGCCACTGAATTAACTTCGGGCACTATACCGAATGCACGATTCCCAGCCACACTGCCTGCAGTAAGCGGAGTAAATCTCACGGCATTAAACGCAACTGAACTTACCAGCGGCACGGTGCCTGTTTTAAGATTAGGAGCATCGGGTACTAGAGATGCTACTACATACCTCAGAGGTGATAATACATGGGCCACTGTGGCAGGCGGAGCAGCATCAGATAGTTTTGCCACTATTGCTGTAGCAGGTCAAAGTTCAGTTGTAGCAGACTCAGCCACAGACACCTTAACACTAGTAGCAGGCTCAAACATTACTATAACTACAAACGCCGGCACAGACACTATAACTATTGCTGCTGCCGGCGGCGGAACCGCATCTGATAGTTTTGCCACCATAGCGGTAGCTGGCCAATCAAACGTTGTAGCAGATTCGGCCACCGACACTCTTACTATAGCCGCAGGCACGGGAATCTCAATCACCACCGATGCCGGTACAGACACTGTGACAATCACTAGTACTGTATCAGCAGGTGCAACTACATTCGCTGCGCTGACTGACAATGCTGGCTTAACTGTTGATCAGTTCTATCTACCTGCTATCACAAGACTTAACGTAACTAATAACGGAGCCAGTGCATATAGATTTGATCAATATGGCAGTACAGATGATCCTACCATATATGCCATAAATGGCACAACCATTGCGTTTAATCTCAATGTCGCAGGTCATCCGTTCTTGATACAGAATAATGCAGGCGTTAATTATGACACCGGGCTGGTTCACGTTAGCACAGCGGGCGTAGTGACCACAGGATCAGCCGCTCAAGGTCAGACATCTGGCACACTGTATTGGAAAATTCCAGACAGCATCAGTGGTCCTTACAGATATCAGTGTAGTGCTCATGCTGCTATGATAGGTACGATCAGTATTAAAAACTTTGCTACTATTTAATTTTTCCGTGCCAGTGACCAGTCTTTGATTCTGGTTTCTAATTTTTTTCTTATAGCCGTAATATCCTGTTTCATTTCACTGCCCATAGTAGGCAGCTGGCGACTATAGACCATCTCCATGTGCATGCTGTCTAATTTTTTTATTTCCGCAATCAGTTTATTCAGCAGTTGTTGAGATTCTTGCTTAGATGCGCCGTCGGGCATGCTGGCAATAGCAGTCCGATATTTCTCACAGTCTTCTTGAAATCTAGTAGATTTAATCAGTGATGACATTTTCTAACTCCATAATAGTTTCTATTTTGGTTCTAATCACAGCATTATTTAATGTGGTCTTTAGTCCCATATGCAACTGTTTGGGAAGACAATCTAAATCACTCCAACATATGGTTTTCGATGACATGGTCAAAAACTCTTGATTAACCACACAGACATATGTGCCGTATTCAAACCCACGATCCTCTGACAGATACAGTTCTATAGGCACTATTCGTCCCGGCGCATACTGACTCAATAAAGTGTGTGCATCATCTAAAAGACTGGATTTACGAGCAAAGGTAGGCAGAGTCCACTTCTCGGCATCTAAAATTAATAGTATGCGTCCTGTGGTTTTAGCTAAAAATAATAATCCGGCACGCTGTTGCATGCAGATACTTATCCGCCCGCGAGTTTGAAGTTCCATTCTCCTGGCAGATATTCACCTTCAAAGGCCTTAATCCATTGTGTTCCATCCCACTTGTATTTGATACCCGTACGGATATTTTGTATATAAAACGGAAGAAACACTTGTCCCAATACATCTGCTGCCTCTACGGTATTTTGATCTGGATCCCATACTGTTGCCCATGTACGTCCAGTCCATTCTACAATAGAGTTGGCCTTGATGATAGGATCTGTGCCGTCTTGATTTTCCCACGATGAATCATTATTGCTGGGTTCTCTCCAGGCCTGTGGGCCACGATAAGGTACACTAGTGCTATCTGCTGGATTAGAAGGTAGATTGATATAACCGCCACGGTTCTCGCTGTTGTTGACATCATCCAGCATTAAAAATCTCAAGCCCAGTGGAATCTGTGCATGTGATCCGTATACTTCTAGAGGATTATACTTGTAAGGATCAATGATAGCATCTATCGTGCCACGGGCAGCTACTCCAGGTATAGTGCTGGTTATGTCATCATTAGCAGGGTATGTGTCTGAATCTAGAGACACTACTAATATGCTAGGATCCATTGGGTTGATTACAAATGTGCCTACTATTGGATAGCCGTTGGCTTTTTTAAACGAAACTTCACTGCCCGGGACATACCCACCTTGTGTATTCAATATTATATTCCAATCAATTGGTTCACCGTTTTTAAATTCCTTTTCGCCAAGACCCAGTGAATTCACAGCTTCGATTGGTTTGACCAATGTTAGATCATATTGATTATCGCTGGGGTCGCCGGTGTTTGATTTGAACAATAGAACTCCGTATCTACCAAACGGTCCGACATCTAATTTAATATCAATAGCACCGTCATAAATTAAATTTTCTAAATCTACTATATCACCCTCTTCAGTGAACACATTGGCTATGATGCTCTGTACTATGCCTAGTTTTTTCACTTTGGCTGGAGGTGATATGTACACAGGCATTTCAAATTCTAAACTGCATATGTCTATATCTGATTCTGCTCCTTGTGGTATGGATCTACTTGAAAAATTAGTGCTGGTTAGATACATGGCACTGAGACTGGTCCAGTCAATGTAGTTGTCTGTGGTCTGTAGTTCTAAGCTAGGATTAAACAGCACTAATATCTGTTCAAGCAACTGTAGTTTTTGATCTGTGTTAGAAGTCCACAGATCTGCTTTCATAGTCAATTTAAACGGTGTTGGCATTAACCGTTCTACTGTATAACTGCCGCCTTGTGCGCCAGTGTATTCCCTAGTACCACTTGCGTCTGTAAATCTGCGTTCTCGGATATGTATCTTTGAAATAAATGTAGGATCACTGAGCCTGTTAGTATCCATTTCAAGCCCTGTGATATAACAGGCAATCCTAGGCACCGTGGGCATTTTATTTTCTGAATTGTCTTTGATGATGCTAGCAACTTGCCTAGTTAGATCTCCGTACATCACGGGAATCTGTCGCTGTTCGCCGTCGCCTGCTTGATACTTAAATCCAATAAACACACGCATGAACTGTGTGACATAGCGTCTTATCTGGCCGTCGTAGTGAAAATCCATTATTCGTCTGCCTCAGGTCTAAGAGCCTTGCTGAGGCCCTGTTTTTGTTTGACTGTGTGTCCATCAATTGTGCTCACAGTGGGATTGTTAATGAACGTGGCCTTCTGTGTTTGTCTCACATCTTTGCCTGCAAATGTGCCTGTGGCCACATCGCTGGCGCCAAGATTGCTCATGGTCATGCGCACGTTGTCTTCGAACTTACGCCATCTTGTGCCGTCAAATCTAAACAGTCTGTTAGGCAAATAATCTGTTCGTAATGCAAACTGTCCATTAACAGGATTGTTAGGAAATGAAATGCCTGCGGTAAACGGAGCACCGTTAGGGGGAACACCGTCTTTGGTGAGATAACCTTCATAGCCATCGCCGCCCGCTGATAATATCACACTACTGGCAGTCTGTCCCACATATATAGGATTACCGTCTGTGTCATATAACAGATTACCATCTTCATCGGTAGCTTGTGTTTGTGCATCCACAGTGACCTGTGTAGCATCTACGCTGGCCAATTCGGCTGTTCCGTCGTCGGTCCTTTGTAAAGTATAATACTTGCTGGTGTCATAACCGCTGCGTGGTGCATCAGCTTCTGCTTGATTCAATACCGCAGCAGTGATTTGCATTTCTTTTTCGTAGGTAGAAACAACATCGCGTAAGGTATCTGCCAAGGCATAATAGGTTTGCCAATATTGATCAACTCCAGGAACCACTCCAGTAACTTCTTGAAGAACCTGATATTTCTTACCGTCGGCTGCTAGGACTACATCACCTGGATAGTATGTGATATCGGAATTATAACTACCTTGATAAGAGTCACTGTCGGCGATGCCGTCTAAAATCTGTTTGAATTCTTGGCTGTCAACCAGAGGTTTACACTTGGCACGATACAGATGTGGATACCATGTGGCAGAAAATCCCTCTGCAGCTCTGGTAACTTCTTCTATCACAAAGAAACGTTTCAGGGCAAATGTTAGATCATTGAGAGCATATTCGTCTTTGAGGTGCGGCAGTTCTATGACATCACCAGCTATGATTTTTCTACCCAATTTTTCTACAGTGTCTGTGATGTGAAAAGTAATAAAGATCGTGTCATTCTGTAGAAATAATCCAAACTGGCTGAGGTTAAAATCTATATCAGAGATGTTGTAGACACCTCGCATCACATAAACATCGGGATCATACTTGCGATCACGATTTTCTAAAAACAACAGATCCTGTATGTTTGCTACATTATCAGTGGCATAGCCGGGAGTGCTAGGCGTATCACCTTGTATTGCAGCACCGGTACCTATATATCTGTGCACCAGCACATCTGTGCCGCCAACTTGAAACATTTCCCAAGCATTGCGATCTATAAATTTGAAATCATTGCCCTTTTCGGGCCTGTAAAGAGAGAGTCTCGGCATAGTCATATATTTACCGCTGTAATAAATACTAGCATGAGCACATCAGATCAAGCCAAAAACTCCGTATACGACTTCTGCAAAGCCATGCTAGGCAACGGCATGGTAGATGTAGAACTAGATCCCATCCACTACGAAACAGCACTTAATCGTTCTCTGGCAGTTTTCCGTCAGCGCAGCGACAACGCTGTTGAAGAATCTTACGTGTTTTTGACGCTAACTGAAAGCACAAACGAGTATATCTTGCCCAAAGAAATACAGCAGGTCAGAGAGATATTTCGTAGATCGGTAGGGTCAAGAACTGGCAACGGCACAGGTGGCACTGTATTTGAACCATTTAACTTGGCATATGCCAACACATATTTGTTAAGCAGCACAAACATGGGCGGACTGCTAACCTATGAATTGTTTGCACAATATCAAGAACTAGTAGGCAAGATGTTTGGCTCATTTATTAACTTCACATGGCATCCACAATCGCACAAATTGATCATACACCAACGTCCTCGCGGTGAAGAATCAGTGATGCTACAGGTCTACAACAGTCGTCCCGACTTTGTGATCATTGATGATGTGTATTCTGGACAATGGATCAAAGACTATACACTGGCCAACTGCAAGATGATGCTAGGGCAAGCTCGCAGTAAGTTTGGCCAGATCGCAGGACCACAAGGCGGCACACAACTCAACGGTACCGCACTGATCACTGAAGCCCAAACTGAGATGGAAAAGCTTACTGACGATCTCATGAAATTGGTGCCCGGAGGCTCAGGGTATACTTGGATAACCGGTTGACAACATAATCCCATACATGTTATACTGTTCTTAATTGGAGAACATTATGATCATAGGGGTATGCGGTTTTATAGGCTCAGGCAAAGACACTGTAGCCGATTATCTAGTTAATTTTCACGAATTTCGCAGAGAAAGTTTTGCTTCAACACTCAAAGATGCAGTAGCAAATGTGTTTGGCTGGGATCGAACCATGCTTGAAGGACGCACTGCACAGGCTCGCGAATGGCGAGAACAAGTGGATCCTTGGTGGGCAGAACGCTTAGATATGCCTACACTGACTCCGAGATGGGTCTTGCAGTACTGGGGCACAGAGGTGTGTCGTAGATCGTTCCATGACGACATATGGATCGCTTCATTGGAAAACAAACTGCGTCTTAGCAAAGATCACATTGTAATTTCAGACTGTCGTTTCCCCAATGAAATTAAATCAATTAAAGATGCAGGTGGCCAGATTGTTTGGGTACAGCGTGGTGAGTTACCCGACTGGTATGCAGACGCTATCAGTGCTAATCAAGGCAACAACGTAGGACT